TTACAACGATCTGCAAACAGATGGTTTTTTAGGAACAAACGGAGCACTAACTGGTTCTACTAAAAACGAAGTTCAAGTCTTTGGGGCGGATAACCAAAAGGTTGTTATGAGAATCCCTAAGGGTGGATTTATGCAAATAGCTGGAATTACTACAGTAGAAGCAACTTCTGGAGCTAGTGACTTAACCTTTTATTGTAATGCAATAGATGAAAATGCAGCTACACTAACTGATATGAGTGGAACAACATCAGCTCTTTTAACTCAAACTGAATTCGATAATAGAATTGCTGGATACTCATTAGTAAATAATGGTAATGCTTTTGGTCAAACATTGGCTAATTTTATAACTGATAGTGACGCTGGATTAGATGGACTTACTGGTGGAACAGATGCAGAAAATGGAGCAGCCGCAGCTTTAGCTCTTTATAATAATAGAACTCAAAATACACAAGAAAGAAGTTACGCAGCTTATACTCCAGCAGTATCAATTGCTGATGTTATATATGTAGGATTTACTGGAAGTATTTCTAGTTTAACTGCTGGTCGATGGATTTTATACTTCCAATTATTTGATCCAATTTCATTAATTAACGGCAAAAAACCAGACGCTTTAGCATAATGGATATTATTACCGATCTGCCCAAGAACTTTACGGATGACGAAATTGATCAAGCATTTATGCAAGAGATCAAGAACGGCTTTAAGCTTGAACGTGAAACAGAACACGAAAGAGTAGCAGCTGCCGCTAAGCAAGCAGCTCACTTAAAAGGAACCACTCATCCAGTTCTGGGTAAACCGGTAGCCACTATGCCGGCTCGTGAGTTCTTTAGACTTACAAACAAGTACGGACACAAAGAGGTGCACTCCAAAGAATTTCTAAAGCACTACAATAAAACATTTGCTGAACTTTCCCCTAATAAAATATAATGCAAGTTAAAAGTTATAGCGAAGTCGGAGGACTAAAAGAATTAATACAAGCCCTAGCCGG